TGAGGAGTGTGTTGTTGTTTTCATTACCAAGGTTTTGGGTTTTACCATTGGTACATTGAAAGAGGGCGCTAAGTTCAATTTCTACGAAAATCATTTTGATATTGAATCGCCTGATGGTTCTACGCATTTCGGTAAGGTTGGTTATGGCGGCGCTAATCAAAGGGATACCATTCATTTTTCTATTAATGGTCATGGTTGTAAGCATCTTTTTACTACCCGTTCTCGTCAGTACGTCCACTACTGGCTATCCAACATACTTAATGTGACCTTACTAAGTCGTTGCGATTTGGCTTTTGATGACTTTGATGGCATTCACACTTGTTCAAACGTTGAACTTGCTTTTCTTGATGATGGTTTCAAGCGTTCTCGCGGTATCTCTCCAACTTTTAAGAATGATGATGAATGGCACATAGATGCTGATGGTAACAAGGTTTTTTCTTGTGAAATGAGAAGAATTGGCTCTAGGCAATCTCTTGTTCACTGGCGTATCTACAACAAAAAGCTTGAACAAAAGATAGATAAAGATGGCTTCGTTTGGTATCGAAGCGAGGTCGAATTAAAGAAAGTTTCTGTTGATATCTTGCTAGATATTGATGGTTATTTTAGTGGTCTCAATGACTACGCTAAGTCTCTTTTTTCTAAACCAGTAACACCAAAGATGATGTTGTTTAAGGCAAAAAAGCGATTTGCCTGTGATGTCTTGCAGGCTTCTTACTGGTTAAAAAGACAATACGGTCGAACTGTTAATTCTCTTTATGAGCTTTATAACGGGGACTTTGAAAAGGTAGTGACATCTTTGATGCGGGATGACTCGAAATTATCTTTCACATCAATGCATCAGAAATTAGTTAATAGTTTATAGGGGTTTTTATGGCTAATAAGGTAATGGGAATTGCGCGTAAACAATATCCAACTAGTAAGAACAATGAGCCTTTTTATGAGCTCGTGATTCTTCGTTCAATCGATAATGTTGATGTTGAAAAGTATAAAAAAGAGGGGTTTGGTTTTGATACCGAAGTCCCATACGGAAAGGAACCGTTAAAACTTGACCCTACATATGCTCAGGAACTTTTATCAACTGGTGCTTTCGTTCCTGACCGTGAATATGATTTCGTTCTTGGTTGTAATCCTGATGATGTTTATGAGCAATGGATTTCAAAACTGGTTCCAGTAGATGATGAAATCAAAAAACACTTTCAAGCAAGTTTAGGAAAATAAGGATTAGTTATGCCTGTATGTGCTTTGCCAAATGCCGATGGTTTTCTTGCTGTAGTTCCTGAGCTTGATGTTACAGATTGTGCAGGTTACGTGATGATGTCAGCAAGTGACTATCAATATTTCATGGCATATACGCAAATAACTGCTACTGAGATTGCTACATATTTTGCAGGTGGTTTTGCTCTTGTATTTGTATTTGGCTTTCTCCAAACCTATGCCATTAAGGCTGCATTACGCGTCATTAGGCTAATTTAAAAAAGGAAATAAATATGAAACATTTAAATGTTGTTCGCAAGTTCGCAGGTAAAGTTAAAACTCAAGCTGCGGTTGGTTCACTTCTTCTTGTTGCATCTGCGGGTGCTCGTGCTGAAGGTGTTGATGATATCTGGGCTGCTATCGATCTAACTGGTACAACTGCAAAAGTTATTGGTGCGGGTGTTCTTATTATCGGTATCGCTATGGCCTTTAAAGCTATCGTTCTAGGTAAGCGTACAGTTAGTAAAGTTTAGAGTTCATCATGCTTTTAGTTCTGCATGACCTCCAACTTATAGTTTTTACTCTTTTGGGCGGTTTGGCAGGATTTATAGCAGCTCAAAATATGCAAGGTTAGGGAGGCTTCGGCCTCCTTTTTTGATCTTGTTGAATTCAATACTTAAGGAGTTAGTTTTGAAAAAACTACTTTTCTTTCTATTGGTTTTTCTACCGTTCAGCTCTTTTTCTAAAACGTTCTACGTTGCTTTTGATCCATATAATAGTATTGGTGCATGTCAGCAAGAAAAAGATGCAATTTTTGCGTTAGATGTTTGTGTTGGCAAAACGGCTTATCGTTTTGGTTCTAAGGATATGCCTTTTACTGTAACTTCAGCTTACTATTTTAATGGAGCTATAAACGTTCGCGGCAAAACCGAATCTGGAGAGAGTGCAGCAGGGGTGATGGTTAAATCTGCTGATTTGCATACTTGCCCTGAGGATGAAGAAATGGATCCTAATACTGGTGAGTGCAAACCTCCATTTAAAGGCTGCGCAGATTTAAAAGGTAAAACAGCACCATGGCCTCAAGGTCAGATACCTGATGATGGTAAGCCAATAACTACAGACCGCCAATATTGCGAAATAGGCCTTATGTGTGAAGCTATTGCAGGCTATTACGCTAACTCTGATGGTTTCGGTAAAGATTCATTTTATACGGGTACTGATTGCGTAGGAGATGAAAATGATTATGCTGAGTGCCCATATTATGGCGGCTGTGACGGTGATGTACCTCCAGAGGATGATCAACTTGAAGAGCCTTGGGAGGGTTGCGAAAAGCCTTATGTTGAACAACCTTTTGTATGTCGCAAAGATACTGATGGCGATGGTAAACCAAACCTTGATGCTGAGTACGATGATGCGGCCATTTGTGATTATGATTCGAATGGTAAGTTTTCTTGTTCTCTTGGCTCTTTTGAACCAGAGGAACCGACAGACCCCGACCCAACAGAACCTGATCCAACTGACCCGACCGACCCAACAGAACCTGATGGTGACATTTCAAATCCCGATAATATTCCTGATGCAAGTGGTGACCCGACAAACCCTGAAGGTGTAGACCCTGAGAAAGAGGTTACAGAACCTGAGTTAACGCCTGATTCTAACGCAGACATTGTTAAGGCCATTGCTAACATGAATCGTGACTCTAACAAGGCGTTGCGTGATTTGAATATTGATATCAACAAGTCTCAAGCTGACATCAACACTCAACTTGATAGGCTCAATAAGAACGTAGTTAACAACTCTAACGCGACGCGAGATTTAGCTCAGACTAATATCGATATCTACAAAAACACTAAGACTCTGATTCAAGGTGTTGAGACTGCTGTTAAGTCTGGTACTCAGCAAACTGTTGAGGCTATTGAATCGTCTGGGAACGCGACCAATGCAGCACTTGAAAAGGGCTTTTCAGATGTAAATGGATCATTGGAAGATATAAAAGGATCTCTTGACGGCCTATCGAATGTTGATACCGGTTCGGCTGGTACAACTGGCACTTGTATTCAAAATTCTTCTTGTACTGGTTTCTATACTTCCAGTTATCCAGATGGTCTTTCAGGTGTTGCCAATTCTCATTTTGAATCTATTAAATCTAATGTATTAGATGGGTTTGTTAATACTTTTGGTAACCTTGATTTGTCCAATGCTAAAAAGCCTAGCTTTACTATTCCTGTTATGGATTTTGGGGATTACAACATTGAGGATTATATTAATCTAGATTGGATATTTGGGTTTGTTCGTTTTTGTTTGATATTTACTGCTATTGCTACGGCACGTAAAAACATATTAGGTGGCTAACATGGATTGGATTGTTGATTTATTTAATAAGCTTATTGAGTTTTTATATCGATTGATTATCAGCTTGGTAGACATGATTAAGGATATGTTTATTTGGGCTTTGGATGAAATACTGTCTCTATGCCAATCTTTAATTAACTGGGTATTTGGTTTCTTCGAACCAATGGATATATCGCAATATTTGACCGCTATTCCAAGTGAGGTTTCTTGGGTGCTATCCGCAATCGGATTGCCTCAAGCTCTTTCTATTATATTGGCTTCATTAGTTGCTCGTTTGCTTCTTCAATTGATTCCATTTACGAGGTTAGGCTCATGATATACGGGATTGTAGGTAGACCAGGTGGCGGAAAAAGTTATGAGGCTGTGGCGTACCAGGTTCTTCCGGCCTTAAAAGAGGGGCGTAAAGTTATCACTAATTTACCGCTTCAAATAGATCATTTTGTTGCGGTTCTTGGTGAGGAAGTAAGAGAGCTCATTTCTGTTGTTGATGGTCAGCTCACTGAATTTGGTTCTATGGAAAGGCCATTTAGTCAAGTTGCTCATTATCAGGATGAATGGCGAAATGAACAAGGGCAGGGACCATTATATGTAGTCGATGAGGCACATATGACTTTGCCAAATAAGAATTTAAATACTGAGATTCTTGAGTGGTACTCGCTACACCGTCACTATGGTGTTGATATAATTCTTGTGACTCAGAACTTGAGGAAGATACACCGCGATATTAAGGACATGATTGAGCTTACTTATTATTG